TTCGCAGCCCCTCCCGAATTGGCTTCGAATAGTGGTGCATTTATTGTACAATTATTAAGTGTTAATTTTTTATGGGAACCTCTAGTTAAACCTGTCGAATTATAAATAACTGAATTTGATATTGTTGTATATGAATTCGTCTGAAAAGCCCAAGCTCCTGAATCTATTGCCACATTATCCACTAAAATATCGTTTGCCATTGAACCGAAGAAGGAAAAAAATGGTCTTTGCCAATTAGCTAAATATTCAGGATTGGAAACATTTTGTATTTTTAATTGAGATAGGCTGTATGTTCCATCATAAGAACTTTGTGAAACCAATGTATTTATAACAACTTGACCATCATCACGAATTACATTTTGACATCCTAAATGTCTAATAGAACAATTTTTAATTAAATAATCTCCTAGATACATGCCATTAATAAAAAATCCACCTGTTTGATAATTTATATATCCTGGTCTTATTGTAACATTACTAGTAAAGTTTCCAACTTTAGTCCCTACTGATCTTGTTATATTGAGTGCTGGACTAATAGTTATAGTTTTATTGCTAATATTTGTAATTTTACATCTATGAATATTTGAATTTGTTATATTATTGGATTCTAAAGCCAACTCATCTCCAATCTCCCAATTTAAAGCGGAAAGAACTGTTATTGTTGTAGCACCAGCATTAGCTTGAACCGTTAATTCTGTATTTACGGTTCTTTCATTACCACAAATAGATAATCCATTATACATTGAATTGTTAACGATTGAACTGCCCAAAACAAATATACCAGTATTTGTACCTCGGTTTACAACTCCAGCACTTGTC